GAATTACACGCTGAATAATTAATTGCTCAATAGTTACATCGCGTTGCACCTGATAAGCCACCCAACGCTCGTTATCGGGTAGGTCATCATAAACAACCTCGCCATCGTAATTCGCCTCCTCTGGTGTATTCATTAGGCCATGAAAAACTATAAACGTAGGCCTTTCATAAAGTGCCATGTAACCGCGACCTTGCCATTCGTAATCGCTATTCATTCCCTCCATAGCTTGTTGCTGCAATGTTTTACGTGACCATGCAGCCTTAACATCCACGATTAAGTGATTCGTAATAACATCGCACGTTCCAACCATCCATTCGTTATGCACAGTTACTTCGTTTTTTTCGGCCATCCCAAGTCCGATTTGCTCGGCCATAAAGTCTATAAGGTCAACCTCAACAAGGTTGCCTTTCATAATGTACTTGGAATGAATCTGCTCGCGGTCATTGGCATACCATTCGGCCAAGAATGTTTTGCAAGTTGCTGAAAGTTCGCCTTTAGTTTTTGCGTTGCTCATAATCTTTCCGATTTGTGAGCAATGTATTTTAAATATCTTATCCATTTGTCAATTGAGCCTCCACCTCGTTAGTAACATTATATTTTTTCTTTATTGCATCAATCGTAACCGATCCCGCTGCGATAGCTGCTTTGGCCTTTTCGATTGCTTCACCGCTTAATGTCGGTTTCGTAACTGGCTTTGTTGACACCCTCACAGCATCGTGCATTTCACCGAATGCTCTTACCTTTTCGGTTGTTAATACTATTTGTTTGTTTGTCCAATCTTCGATAAATGGACTGCCCAATAGTTTTGAAATGCGCTTTAAATTAGTAGCATTAGCAACCATCGGTTTGCATTCGGCAAAGTGAACGATGCAGCATTCTGATTCGCCACCTTTACCATCGTGGACTTTTTCTTTGTCAACTTTGGTTATTGTAACTGTTTTATCGGCATCGGTTAAATCCCAACCACCGATGTAATTTGGGTTGCGTAATTTTTTAAAATGTGTTTTTTGTTCCATTGTTAGTTATGTATTAATGTTTAAAATAGGTCATCTGTTGAAATCGATTCGGGTGCTGCTTCGGTAAATGGGTTTGAGTCTATCTTCCAGCAAGCAATCGTATTAAATACCTTAACCTCACCTTGTGGTGATGTCCATTCGCGCCCACGAATATTGATGTGAGCTTCAATGTCTTGACCAACTGATAATGAATCTGCAAGTGCGCAGGCTTTTTGTTGTAGTTCAACTGATACTATTTGTGGATACTGGTCATTTGTGGTTAGTATTATTTCTCTCTTTGAGAATTTACCATCACTAACTGTTGTCGTTGCGCCTATGCGCTTGATTGTGCCTTTGATTGTCATTTTGTTTGTTGTATTAATTATGATTTGAATTATTGTGTATTGTGTCGATTTTTGGAACGTGCAAGTATTGTGACAACACTATTGAGAGAAATGCATTGTTAGGGATGAAGTTGCCATCTGGCAAATCCATTTCATTAAAACCTACGGAAACCAAAGCATCGCATTTCTTTAATATGTCGGCAGCATTTTTCTCCTCAAATGAGGCTGCTATTCTGCCATCATCCCAAAAGTAGAATGTTGCTGAATCTGATTCGTGTTCAATTTTTTGTTTTTGCTCATCGTTTATCCAAGTTGTAACTGTTGTAATTTGTTTTGTGATGTGAATTGATTGCATTGTTAGTTGTTTTTATTGGGTTTGTAATTGGGGGTGTTTAGCCCCCTTTGATTTGTTATAGATTATGTTTTTCTATATAAAGCATTATTAATGTCTTAAAACCTGCATTTCTTAATTGCATATATAATTCGTGATTTTCAGATATACAAATCATAGTTCCATCAGGTAAAGGAAAAATACTATCTCCAGTACCAAATTCAAAAGCCTCAGCTTGTGTTAAATAACTTTGTGGTAAATTTAATGTTTTTAAAATTTCTGTGTTCATGTTGTTTTGTTTTTAGTTGTTGTTTGTTATTTGTTGATGCAAATGTACACTTAAATTCATTACCTCAAAATAATATTTTCAACTAAATTGTTAATTTATGTTAAATATGCTTTAAGAAAATCATAAATCATGAAATGTTGTGGCTTCCAACGGTCAACTTTACCATTCATAAGTCTGGCTATTCCGGGCCGAGTGTAGCCAAATTGTTTAGCCGCTTCGGTAATCGGGTTGCATTTCGCGGGTCTTGATCCGTTATGTTCTACCAATGCCAACATCTGTTTATATTCTTGCTTAAGTTGTTCTTTGCTTGGTTTAATTCGGGGTTGTTCTGCGGTTATGTTCATACTTCTGACATTATTAATAACTGATTTGTATTCGTTTTCTTTGCCACCTTATACGCGGCATGTAGTTTGGCCCTTATTTTATCGCGAAACAACTGCCCATCTATCCATACACGAAATTCTTGTGTCCATTCCTTTTCGATTATTTTCGGTTTGTATTTCAAAAGCTCCACAACAGTTGCAAGTATTTGCACTACTTCAAACTTCTTAACGTGAAATAACATTGCAATTTCAACTTGGGTAAGGCCTGCATTATGTTTTAGCCACATATCCCAGTGTTTAGCGTCTATTACATCGGGTCTTATGATATTAACGTAAGCATCACTAATATAGCGGCTTGTCTTACGGTTGCGTGTTTTAATTGATTCCTTTGGCATGTTTAATTTGGTATTGCATTAATACAAGTGCAGAATGTATGGCCTCTGCATTGCCACCTTTGTAAGTAAGTTTCGCGCCTCCTTTAGGTATGTAGGCTGCTGGGTTATTTCGGTAACCGAATAGTAAGCGTTGGATAAGTTGTTTCATGTTGTTAGTTGTTTTGTTAGTTTATATTCCTGCCCTTGTTTTAAAGTCGTTAAGTATCTCTATCAGTTCATCAATGCCGTCAATAGCCCATCGTTCTGTTTGAAAAACTATGTATTTACCTGCTCCATTATCTTCCGTAAATACTTTAAGTGACTGCCAGTCTTGGCTTGATTCATCACATTCTTGGGTGTATGTTATTGATATTTCTTCTATTACTGCTTGCATTTTGTTAGGTATTAGTTGTAATATAAATAAATCCATTTTTTCTATAACCTCTGTACTCAATACCATTAAAGGTAAATATTAAAGGATTTTCAACAGTAATATATCTGTTTATTTTTTCTTCAAGTTGAATGTAATACAATTTTGTGTTCATTGTGTTAGTGTTTAAAAGTTTCGACAAACCTACTAATAATATTTTTAAAAATAAAATTTGTATTTAAAAAAGATTACTTTATATTTGCCAAAATTTAAAACTAAATAACTATGACAACAACACTAACATTAACATTGCACTTTGATTACGAAGAAACCGACCGCGAAAACAACATTCGTGGCGGTTGGGTATTAACCGACATCACAAATGGTAATACACCAGTTTATTTATCACCGAAACTTGAACAATTATTAAATGAAGAATTAGATCCCGAAAACTTTTAAACTATGAAAACAAAACTAAAACTATCTTTAATCCTATGGGCAGCAGCAGGCATTTTCTTGTCTTGCTGGTCTGTTGGTTTCGCTATGTCTGGAATGTTCTATGGTAATGGCAAAGTATTAACCTTTAGCATTGCACTATGGGCATCGTTAACCAGTGCGGTTTGTGGTGCTGGTTTTATGCAACAATGGCTTAAGAAATGAAACTGCTCTACAAACCGACAAATCTATCCTGCGAATTCATTATTTCTGATTTCGCGAAAAGCGAAGGAGTTCAAAAAGTAATAGGTTTTTCACGCGGTTGGCATCATTGGAATAGCATTCGTTTGGGCATCAGAAAAGAGGAAAACTATTGCGTGTTGTATTTCTATGCGTATATTAAAGGGCAAAGAATCATTCAGCGGTTAGGTAGATACGCAATCGGTGAACTCGTTAAAGTTCGTTTACATTGGGGATACTACATTGAATGTAAGGCTAACAATGGCTATGCTTTTAGAGTTGCTCCGAAGTGTTCTTTTCCTATTGGGTATCTGCTTAATTCTTATGCTGAAAAAGATGGTGTAGATGGTGTTGAAGTGCCTTTAAATATTGAGATAATGAATTTAAAAATAAGCTAATGAAAACAAATAGTTGTGCGTGTTATGGCTCTAATGACATACACGAATGCTTTTGTAATAATCAAAACAATATGAAACCAAAAGATGAAATAGAAAAGTTAGCTAATAGTTGGTCAGATGACTATGAACAAGGGTCGAATAGGTATATTGCAAAACGTAGTTACATTGCAGGATATACTAAATGTCAAGAAGATATGATTGAAAAACTGGAAATGCACATTTTAATTAATGAAGATGATTGGAATAGAAATCCACACACCCAATTAAAAGATTTCATTAACTCACTAAACAAACAAGACTAATATGAAACCCAAAGATGAAACCAAGCCATTTGAATCGAGATTAATCGAGGACCTACACCCAACACTTGCTAACGCATATAAGAAAGCAGAAGCGCAATTTAACGCTATCCACAACGATGTTCACGTTATCATTGTATGCACATACAGAAACAATGCAATGCAGGAAGTGTATTATCATAAGCGACCAAAGATAACCCAAGCCCGAGCAAATCAGTCACCGCATAACTACTACCCATCCAGAGCCTTTGACATAGCTTTTGTCAAGGTTGGCAAACGTGAACTTGACTATTCAGCAAAGCACTTTAAAGAGTTTTGGGAGATGTTGCAATCGGTAAGTAATAAGTTGACTTGGGGTGGTAACTTTAAATCGTTCAAGGATTTACCTCACTATGAATTAACTAACTGGAAAATGACAATCGTATGACACGCAACACACGCTACACTAATGGTAAAGAAATAATTACTTTTGTCAAAATAGATTTCATTGTCATCGGTGGTCGAAAGATTGACCACGTTTATTTTCGCAGGAAAGATAAAGTAGATTTGATTATGCCTTTGCTTGAATGGAATATTAAAGGTAAATTTGAATGGGCAATAATTAATTGAAATGATGCAAGAAGAATTAAAATCGAATTATCGTTATAGATTTAAAATAACCAGTAAGCAAAACGATTCTACTTTAGGCACTGGATTTTTTACAGTTAGCAAAAAGATGACAAAAGAAGAACAAATTATTTTTTTACATCAATACAATAATGGGCGTTACTTGGATAAAGAATCATTTATAACTATTGACATTGTTGAAGCTAACGAATAAATAAAACAATATGAATCTAAAACAGAAATACCGCAGCCCCGACAACAAGCAACTAAAGAAGATTGCAGACTACTTAATCTATGTGTTGCTGCCATTTATTCAGACATCTTTAGCACTCGCAGAAACGCAAGGATTAATCACTTTAAAGCAAGCCTTTTGGGGTGGATTGGCAGCTACGTTCTTATTGATTAATACTAAATTCTTAACCAAATTCACAACCGAAAAACCTACAAGAACTGCGGTTATTGATGGTGATGGGTGCTAAAATAAACAATATAAATAGTGAGGTGGCGGAATGGTAGACGCATGAATAAAGGTTAATAGTAAGGATAACGTGAGTAACCTCGAAAGACCCGTTAAGACTGCTCATAAGTTATCATACAAGTTCGAATCTTGTCCTCACTACTAAAAATAACAATATGAAAACACAACACCAACTTATCACATTTGCAGTCTTATGCTTACTGCTAATTATCGGTCTTAACAAATGCGCAAAAGACAAACCGAAAACCATTCCATTTGACTACAAAACAGAAGCGGAACTAATGAAAAAACAATTCGGCATTGAGCAGGCTATTCTACTAAATCAGTTAGAAGCAGTTAACCGAAGACTACAAACTGCGAATAATGCAAAAGACTCTATTAGAAAGCGTGAAATATCATTAACTAATACTAACATAGCTTTGCTTAAAAAACTGCGTCACACATTACCAAAAGAGTGTGACACAGTCTTTGTTTTATGTGATGAGATAATCAATGTAAAGGATTCAAGTTATGCAGCGTTATTTAATGCCTTTCAGTTGTGTGATTCGGTTTCAACTATTAAGGATAGTTTAATAGTTACTTACAAAGCGGAAAACCTAACGGATTCGTTACTATTAAAAGTAAGCAAGCAAGAAACCAAACAACAAAAGAGAGGTAAGATAGCTGCGTGGTGTGTTGGTGGGGCTATGTTTATTTTGTGGCTTGTTGTGGGATTGAAATAAATTACTATCTTTGCTTCGTTCAATGTTAGTTAGTTCATAGCCCTTGCAGAAATGTGAGGGCTTTGTTTTTTGTATGAATAAATCACTATCTTTGCTCAATGGAAGCAACATTGAAATTTAATCTACCAGATGACAAAGGTGACTTTGAATTAGCAGTAAAAGCAAGTGCTATGTACTGTGGGCTGTGGGATTTTAAACAATTTATGAGAGATGAGTTGAAGTATAATGGCAACTTAACCGACAAAGAATATGAATTAGCAGAGAGATTCCAAGAAAAATTCTTTGAGATATTGCAGGATAACGCAATTTCGTTAGATTAAATCCATATACATATGCCACAAGTTACATCAGAATTTTACAAATATGATTCGATTGTAGCTGAAATGCTGCAACAAGGCTTGGCTTGCTCCGAAATCGTTGCAAAAATATTAAACACAACTGCAACCAGAGAGCAAGACCAGAAAGTAAATTCATTTAGAAAGTATATTTTTAGGCACAAAAAAAGAATACTTGACCAACACGAGGGCATCTACCAAGCCACAAACAATTTAGATGTGCCGAATACCTCCACAAAAAATATGTGGATTAAAAACAAGGAAGCATCGTTGTTTGTAGTTAATCCTAATTATAAGAAGCCAGAAGATGTTAAGGTTGAAGACATAGATTTTAAGAAATTATTTGGCGAAATTAAGCCATTTGAGTATAAAAAAAATACATCTGCAAACGAATGCTTATTCGATAGGTTAGTATACACCGACACACACATTGCTATGATGATTTCAGACTACTCACTTTATGGTGGTGTCTGGAATGAGGATGAACTATTTAAGATGTGTGACAAAATGAT